TTAGCCGTATCCGTTACAACCCTAATGGGAGCATTAGCCGTGGGTGTTCGTCATCTTGTTAAATATTATCTATCCGAATTAAAGCCTAATGGCGGTTCAAGTATAAAAGATAAAGTTTCAGATATTGATAAAAAAGTAGATAAATTGGAAGCACGTATTGACGAAATATATAGATTAATGGTGGATAAATGAACGTTATAGATATTGCTAAACAAGAACTTAATTATCAAGAAGGTAAAAATAACAATACCAAATATGGTAAATGGTATGGATTAAATCATAATCCGTGGTGCGCTATGTTCGTATCGTGGTGTTTTGAACAAACAGGCGAGATTAAAAAAGTTGCGGCTAGCGGTAAAAAAGGCTTTGCTAGTTGCGCGGTTGGTCTTTCTTGGTTTGCTAAGAAAAATAAACTTGTTCCTGTTGGAGAAGCGCAAGCAGGAGATATTGCTTTTTTCCAATTTGATACTGACGCGGAACCAGACCACGTGGGTATTGTTATTAAGAATAACACCAAATTGAAGCGGTTAGTTTGTATTGAAGGAAATACAGCCGCAGATAAATCTGGTTCACAAAGCAACGGTGATGGCGTATATGAAAAAAAGCGTTCATATTCGTTAGTAATGGCTGTTGCCAGACCATAGGAGATATATGAAAAAATTATCGGAAAAAGAAAAACTAATGCTTAAATCTGCCGCACGTCATTTTGTATTAGTAGCATTACCAGTATGGCAGGTTAGTAACGGCGATATGAAAGCGTTTGCTTACGGATTAGCCGCCGCAATTATTGGTCCAGCACTTCGCGGTATTGACAAGAATGACCCTGCTTGGGGTAAGGTCGCGGCGTGGTTGGAAACTGATTTGAAGAAGAAAGCCACAAAAAAAACTAAATAATAAATTTGCCTTTATCTAGCAATTATGGGGAAGTAATTTGCTAGGTAAAGGCTTATTTTTTTAGATAAAAGTTAAGGCGTGTTTAATTGTCTTTTATCTGGTCTTGCCTGTATTCTTCTGTTATGTCTTTAGAGAACTCTATTGAAGAAGCACGTTATAAGGGTAATACTATTTGCCCTTTTGCCAGAATAATAAATAAATTAAATGACGCTGATAAAAAAGCACTTGAAACGGCTATTAAAAAAAATCTACCAGATGTAACTCTTGCTACTGCTTTACGCAAAGAAGGTTACAAAATTGCTGAAATAAGTATTTCGCAACATAGAAAAGGTTTATGTCGGTGCCAACAGAACAACAAATAAAAGAAATACTTGAACAACGCCAGATGTATCACGGCGACTTTTATCAAAACTTTATTACCATAGGAAAAATATGGGGCGCATTACTTGGTGTAGAACCTATTGAACCTTATAAAGTTGCGTTAATGATGGACGCATTTAAAACAGTAAGAGCGTTTAAAAATCCAGAACACGAAGATAATTGGTTAGACAAAATCGGATATACAACTCACGCACAGAGTTGCGCTTTCTATGACGTGGCTAAGAAAAAATGAGTTTAAAAAAACAACTGGAAGAAATACCTGACGAGGTAGCCAGTTCAGATGTAGTAGAACTACGTAAAGCGTTAATACGCACACAAAAACAATTAAAAGACGCAAAACAACGCACGGAAGAATTAGTTGAAGCAACTATTCAAGCCGCATTTGACGCCACATTATCTATGGGCGCAATTAAAGAAGTTATTGCTCCTGTTATTGATAAACGTAAAATTAAATCTGAAGTTGCGTTATGGCATTTAACTGACTGGCAAGGTAGTAAAAAGACAACCACCTATAACAGCCAAATAATGCGCAAACGCGTAACCGAATTTGTAACTAAAGCAAAACGTATTACAGATATTCAACGTGCTGACCACCCTGTTAAAGATGTAGTTATTATGTTTGGTGGCGATATGGTGGAAGGTTTATTTAACTATCCAGCGCAATTACACGAAATAGACGCAACGTTGTTTGAACAATACGTAACAGTATCCAGATTAATTGTGGATACAGTTAGAGAAGCATTAGCAATATACGAAAAAGTATTAGTTGTGGCAGAGTGGGGAAATCACGGGCGTATCGGTAGCAAACGCGCAGATGTACCACGTAGCGATAACGTGGACAGAATGTGCTACGAGTTAGCGCGGCAATTGCTTAATGGAGAAAAACGATTAACTTGGGCAGACTGCCCCGAAGATGTTCAACGCGTAGAAATTGGTAACTACCGCGCGCTATTAATACACGGAGATGAAGTTGGTCGTAATGGCTTTGCTAGCCCAACAGCAATTGTTCAACACGCAAATAGATGGCGTAGCGGTGCTTATCCGTGGGAATTCCGTGACGTATATATCGGTCATTACCATACTCACGCCTGTTGGCCAATGGCAAACGGATTAGGTTCGGTTTATCAAACTGGTAGCACCGAAAGTGATAATCGCTATGCCAGAGATTTATTAGCGGCGAGTGCTATTCCTAGCCAAAGACTTCACTTCATTGACCCGATTAAGGGCAGAGTTACCGCCGAATATAAAGTTTGGCTGGATTAAAAATTCGCTGGTATCAACAGTATCGTCAGAAGTAAAAGTGTGTTGTATCCAGCATTTGCCGCATTGAAGGCACATTAATCTTCTTCGTAATCATCACCATAATCGCTGGTGATAAGCCGCATATCAGAAATATCTACGCCATTATTTTTGGCGGTAAGTAATGCCTCGTTAAAAGTATTTAGACAACGGCTAGTTATATCGGTAACCATATCTGGATATTGAGTATCCGTTCCGATATTAACTTCCAAACCGCCACAACGAATTGAAACGTGTGTATAAATGTCTGCCATAAGCCGAACTTTACCGCCAGTTAGATACCGACACGCAAGAGCCGCAATTGCGGCGTGTATGGCGATTTAAAGCGTTAATACGTCTTTCTATATCGGTATATGGGTTCAAGCCCCAAAACGCCCCTAGCGACCCCTAGCGACGTTTTAAAGGGTAGTTTCACGAAGGGAAATGCCCCCTAGGGCTACTGCCCCCTGTAACGCTTTTCAGATATTCTTCTCTTAGTACAAACAACTGGATAAGTCTTAGGACAGTTCCGATAGGAAATCCAAGTTTCGTACCAGTACCTAGAAAACTAAATAGAGAAGGCAAGAATTAACCAAAAAGTTTTTGGTAATTACTTTGGTTAATTTACACGTAGTTAGTAACAAGTAACAGAAATCCGTAACAGGTTTTAAACATTACGGTAGTCACTTCGGGGTTTCCAACCGCAATACGTAATACGTTCCGTTACAAGTTATGGCCCACAAAATAAAGCGACGCTCAGTTCAGATGTAGAACTCAACGAAGTATCCGCGAAGACCCGAAAGGCGAGCGAGTGACCGATACAACGCCAGCGCAACGTTAATAAAAGTGAAGGAACCGATAACGAACCAGCCTTAGAAAAAATTACCTAGGAATTAATCCGAAACCGCTCAACACTAAAAGTTGGGCGGTCTTACTAACTGGCGATTAGTAACTGATGAGGACAGCCATTAACAGAAAGTTAGGGAAATAAAATGGAAAAAAACTTCAATTCGTTTGGTAGTTTCTTTATGAACGTAACAGGTTCAATGACGCTTAATGAGGAACATTACATAGGCGTATCAACTAGCGGTAACAAAGACAAAGTAATGATTAAGTCAATACGTTGTTCAGTTGAAGTTGTTGAACCAAATCAATATGGACTAGGCGATAAATCTCCACGTCTTAATTTCAAATGGTCTGTTGATTACGTTAATTGGAACCGTAGTAAAGGTACTTGGGGCGTTCGTAGTAATTATCAAACTATTGATAATGAATACGTTAATAACATTATCGGTGCTTATCACCGTGGTATCTGCGAGCAATTGTTAGTAATTAGATTAGAAGAAAAACTAACTAATGGAGTTGCCGCAATTGTTAAGCGCGTAGAGGAACTAACCAAATGATGACGCGAACAAATTACGTAGTTATAGCCGCAATACTTAACAAAGCACGTGAGTTACACCCAACACAAGAAGCAACGGAAGCCATTGAAGCAGTTACTAATATGTTAAGTGGCGCGTTTATTACGGATAATCCTAATTTTGATATGGATAAATTCCGTTTAGCGGCTGGTGGTAAGCAATTATGACTACTACTAAAGAACCAAAACGTAGCGGACATTTACGTTGCGGTATATGCGGTAAAAATCTTAGACAAGCACAATGGGTTCCAATGTTTGTTTGTCCAGATAGCAATTGCGCTAATAGTGAGGAACATTTATACGACTAAGGCGAAACCGCCCCACGTGGGCGGTCTATCGGTAAATAACCGATACTGACGAGCCTCGTCAGCATAAAGTTAGGGAAACAAATGACTACTGAAACAACAACAACCGAAGTAAAAGAACCAACGCCATACGAAGTTGCGGCAGAGTTTGTTAAGAACAACGCCGTATCTGAAATTACAGAACGTATTGCGGTATTAACACAACAAGTCAAAAGATATTCTGACGACTACGACCAAGCACGTGCGGAGTTAATACGTTGGAGAGGACAAACAACAGAGTTTGTAATTGACTTTGTTAAAAGTGACGACATTACAACGGACGACTTGAAAGAGTTTGCCGAAAAAATGAACATTGAACTAACTAAGGAAATTGAAGTTACGTTCAAGGTTGATGTTAAATTCACCGCAACAGTTCCACTTGATTTTGACGTGGATAAAATTGACGAAAGTGATTTTGACGTTCGTGTTGATTATCGTGGCAATGATGACGATATTGAAATGAACGAAGAATATGTAGATACTGAAGATTTTGAAGTATCTGAAGACAACTAAATAACAACTTAATAAACCAAACAAACAACTAACAGAAAGAAGGCAATAAAATGGGTATGGTTCCCGACCAATATGAAGATGGAAGCGCAGCATTTTTCACAAATCGTGAAGTTGCGTGGCATAAACTAGGTGTTGTTACGCCTAACGCTCTAACCGCAGAAGACGCACTAAAAACTGCGTTGCTTGACTGGAAGGTAATCAAAGCCGATACGCCAGTTGAAACAATTGTTCCAACTGCTGACGGCAAAAGCACTAGCAAAATTACGTTTCCAGATAAATATATGACTTACCGATACCACCCAAAGACTAAGAAGGCTGACGCTTTGGGCGTTGTCGGTAATCGTTACACTCCAGTTCAAAATGCGGAAGCGTTTTCGTTTTTGAACTTCGTAGCAGATGAATCAGGCGCAGTATTTGAAACGGCTGGTTCAATGAATAATGGTCGTAAGGTATTTATGACTATGAAAATGCCAGAGGGCTTGCAAATCGGTGGGCAAGACGCAATTGATTTGTATTTAATGGCGTGGAATACGCACGACGGAACTTCCGCGTTTAACCTTTTGGTTACTCCTATCCGAGTTGTCTGCCAGAACACGCTAACTGCGGCGATTAATAACGCAAAATCTAATTACGCGTTACGCCATACACCGGGCGTTAATGGCAAAATTCAGGCGGCTCGTGAAGCACTTAAACTCACTTTCAAATATACGGAAGAGTTTGAGAAGTTGGCTGAAAATCTTATTAGTCAAAGTATGACCGATAAGGAGTTTGTTAAGTTGGTGGAAAATGTATTTCCAATTGACGATGAAAGTCAGCGCGCAACCACAATTGCGGAAACTGCTCGCGGAACTTTAATGGGTCTTTGGAAAGCACCTACGCAAGCAAATATTGCTAACACAAAATGGGCGGCGTATAACGCGTTCATTGAATACTCTGACTGGGCTTCACCAATTCGTGGCAAGAACCCAGAAACTTTACGTGCTGAACGTATTATTAACGGCGCTGGTGACCGATTTAAGAATAAGGTTCTGGCACTTCTCTAATACCACACACAACAAATAAACGTGGCGGATATCTAACTGGTATCCGCCACGTTTTGTTCTATTGATTAATCAACTTCCCCAAGTAGAATAGGAAATGGAGGCAAACCCAATGATAAGTAATTTAATCGCTATTCTTTATGGCGTATTTTGCGGCGTTATCGCATTACTTGTTATTAAATTTAACCAAAACCCACATAGATTAACCAAACGCGGTAAGTATTTTGTATTTATCGTGGCTATCGTGCTGGGCTTTTTGTTAGCGCAATATATTCAACACGTTGAATGGAATTGCGATTTGCGACCACAAGCAACAACTCCGTGCGAAGTGCGCTGGAGATAACCAATTAGGAAGGCAAACCAAATGGACAAAATCAAGGTTAAGGCAATTATCGGAGTAGAAATGCCAGCACCAACAGTTGAGGCTGGAACAACTACCGAACGTAATGCGCAATTGCGCGACCACGCGGAACAAACTATTAAAAATACTTTGTCCGATATGAACCCAGAAATCTTGCGTTTGAACTTATCAAGAAGGGAAACAAACAATGGCGATTAATGCCGAACAGGTACGCGGTTGGATAGCCGAGTTACAAGTAACAGCAAGTATGAATAACAACCCAATTCTGCGCGATATAGCAAACACTTTAGATGAAGGTGTTGTAACGGGCAGAATTTATATCAACGAACCAAATAACGAAGGGAAAGTAAATGAATAACAGCGCGCTCGCCGTTACTGGCGAACAAAGTTGGTGGAACGACAAGCAAGAAGCCGCACTAAAGCAAATTGGATTATCTAATGCGCCTAAAGCGGAACTTGCCGTATTTCTACATTACGCACAAAGAACAGGGTTAGACCCATTTGCTCGTCAGATTTATATGATAGAACGCGGTGGGCGTTTTACCATTCAAGCGAGTATTGATGGATTACGTATCGTGGCGCAACGCTCTGGCGAATATGCTGGGCAAGTTGGTCCTTATTGGTGCGGTGTAGATGGACAATGGACAGATGTTTGGTTAGAAAAAGAACCGCCAGTTGCGGCAAAAGTAGGAGTAATGCGTTTGGGCTTTACTGAACCTTTATGGGGCGTAGCAAAGTTTGATAGTTATAACGCTAATTCACCTATCTGGAAGAAAATGCCAGACACAATGATAGCGAAATGCGCCGAAGCACTTGCGTTACGTAAAGCATTTCCAAATGACCTTAGTGGTATTTATACCAGCGAGGAAATGGAACAAGCCGAAGTTACGCCAGTTAAAACAACAGTTGTAGAAATTCCAGATGTAAAAGTGGAAGCAACACCTAATCAATTTGTAGATGTTGAAAAACTACGCGCAATTGTTGGCGTTATTGGTATTACTACCAATATTGACTCATTACGTAAGATATTTGAACAAAATAAACCATATTTGGATTATGAGTTTAACGTAGAAGGTTCAGATGATTTAACCACACTACGCGCCGAAATTATGGATAAGAAAACTCAATTAGAGGCAAACGCAAGTGTCTAATAACTTTGGGTTATTAGAACTTAACTTTGATATCCAACTAACACCTGCGGAAAAGTTTGAACGTTTTCACGAACTTAATCCGCAGGTGTTTAACGCTTTGGAAAGTATGGCTACGGAATTAACAAATCGTGGTCGTAAGCGTATCGGTATCAATATGCTGTTTGAAGTATTGCGGTGGAATTACTATATGGAAACTTCCGACCCTAATTCCGACTTCAAAATTAATAACAATTACGCGCCATATTATTCACGGCTCTTAATTGATAAACACCCAGAGTGGGCTAACGTGTTTGAACTTAGAACGATTAGGAGTAAATAATGTCTGGAAGAACAAATCGTGAATGGATAGATTTACTTAATACCATTTACAACACTACGCAACCTAATGCTTCAACTTCTCTTAGCATTAGTTCTATTAGAACAATTACTAAATCTGAACCAGATTTAATTCCAATTCCGTTGGATAAATTGTTTGAGTTATATGGCAATTTAATACTGGTCGGATTTGAAAAAGACGAAGCGTTATCAATTGTAAATACGGTGGTAACAAATGCCGAACGAACCGCATAGATGTTGGTATTGCGGAAACTGGAAACCAAACGCAGACGATATTTGTTCCGTTTGCGGTAATAGTGGAAAGGGAAAGTTAAATGGTAACACCGCAAACAATTGAGCAAAGATTATTGGCGTTGTCCAAAGAAATTGACGAAGCCCATAATTATTTGGAAGACGCTGAACGCGCCTACCATAAATCAAAAGCCGCATTTGAAATAGCGGTAGCACGTGCGCGTTTGTCGCACCATCAGAGTAAGTTACGTGTTCAAGATATACAAGATTTAGCGTTACTTGAAACGGAAACTGAATATCACGCACTACAAATATCAGAAGCGCAAGTCAAGGCGGCTCGCGCTAACGCTACGCGTATCCGCACACAAGTGGATATTGCGCGTTCTATCGGAACTTCCGTTAGAGCAAGTTTAGAAATGTAGGAAGGGAAAAAATGTTAGTTAATGAAATGCTTCTCAAAGCATTATCGGCTTATAACGATAGCCGAGAACGTAGCCAGCAAAAACAAATCGGTGTATCACAATTAGGTGGTTGCCGCCGACAAGTCTGGTATCAATTACAAGATACCGCAAAGACAAACGACACGTTAAAACTTCCAGCACTTATGGGAACAGGTATTCATAAGATGATAGAAGAAGCGTTGTTATTAGATGTAAAACAAAATTGGGCTGAATATTTAATAGAAATGGAAGTTCAATATTCTGGATTAAAAGGGCATATTGATTTATATATTCCCGAAATCGGCGCAGTTATTGACTGGAAGACAACCAAGTTGAAAAACCTTGATTATTTTCCTAGTAAACAACAACGTTGGCAAGTTCATACTTACGCATATTTGTTAGAGAAAAACGGATATGAACCTAAAACAGTTACGTTAGTAGCGATACCGCGTGATGGAGATGAACGCCAAATTAAAATTCATACGGAAGAATATTCGGAAGATATTGCCGCCGAAGCGTGGGCGTGGTATCAAGATATACAACAACGTAACGAAGTTCCAGAACCAGAGCGTTATGCGGCTCAATTCTGTAAATTCTATTGCCCATACTACGGAGAGAATTGCGGTGGTAAGGGAAAAGAAGTTACGCAGGAAACTATTACCGATAAGGAAATAATTACTGCGGTTGAACGTTACGTAATACTTTCAGAAGAAATAAAAGAACGTGAAGCGCAAAAAGACGGAATAAAAGTTGCGTTAGAAAACGTCAATGGCGTTACGCCTAATGGATTAAAAGTTGCGTGGTCGCAAATTGCTGGTCGTTCATCAATAGATGAAGAAGCAGTTAAAGCGGTTATGGGCGAAGTTCCAAAGAAACAAGGCGAACCGCAAATGAGGTTAACAATTAAATGACGTGGATAAAAATTGACGACAGTTTTCCCGACCACCCAAAGGTGGTTGGGTTATCTGATAAATCGTTTCGCGTTTATATATCCGCGCTTTGTTACGCTGGCAGATATTTAACAGATGGGTTTATACCTATGACGATAATTGCCAGATTTGCTGACGAGGATATGAGTTACTTAACGGAACTCACCAAATCGGGATTACTAAAAGAAGATATTAGTAATAACGGTTTCACCATACACGATTATTTGGCACACCAAACTTCACGCCAACAAGTTGAAGATAAACGTGCCAATTTAAGAGAAAGGCAAAAACGTTACCGAGATAAACACGCTTTTGATAATGACGAGTTTGATAACGCGTTATTAACGGAGCCAGAATACAGAATACAGAAGACAGAGACAGATACAGATACAGATATAAATAAACTACTTCCTGCGCCGCGAGTGCGAAGTGCCAAATTAGCAGTTGAAAATATTTCTAATAAGTTGGCAGAAGCACGTGCTAATGGCATTAACGCTTGGAACTTATCCAGACTTGTTGAAGATGAATGGGATAAGTTACATAACGCTAACGATATTGGCGGTTGTATTGCACTAACTGCGTGGTATGTAACAGAACTCCAAAGCCGCACTTTAACTAGCGCGGAAATTGGTCGTATCGGACAAATGACTAAACGTTTTGGTCGTATTGCGTTACTTGCCATAGATGAAGCGGCAAGTAAAGACTTAACGGATTTAGTTAGTTATGCGTACAGAGTTGCGCAAAATATGTACAAAGAAAGAACTAACAAATGATTTATTCAAACTGTAACGAGTGCGGTAAAACATTTGAAGTT